GTAAGAACTACTCCCTCTATCAGATACCATGTTAAACCGAGGATGAAAACTGAAGGGCCAAAACAGTCTTCATTGTTTATTTGTTCTAAAAAAATCTCATAACTCTAATATATATATATATATATAATATTTGTGATTAATCACCACTACATGTACCGATTTTAATTATAACAGTTCTACGCCTTGCAGAGGAATCTGGTTCCTCAAATGGATTACATACATCAAATTTAATATTTCCATCAATATAGGTACTTGACGTTTCACTAAGATCTTCAACTAATACATCAAAAACTTTTTGTAATACTGTTTCTATATAATCCTTTTCTGTGTTTAAAAATTCATCAGGAGTTAATAGTTCTTGTCCCTCTTTCAATTCATAGTCGTGTTTCTTAATTATTTTAAAAATAGTTTTAATAACTTCTGCTTTTCCTCTTTCTTTTACTAATTCATAAATGTTAATCATCTTAATCTCTTTCGTTTAAATGTTTAAAAGTTGCCTTCCGTAATAAGTCTCGTATATAAGAACTCATTTCAATATCTAAGTCATTACATGTTTTATATATATCATTATATAATTTTTCATTAATCATAAAAGTCATCATTTTACTAAATCGTTTTTTTCTTGCCATATTTATCACCTATATATTTTATAGTTTATTTATATGTTTGTTCTTAGAAATATAGTTGGCATCTCGTAAATATATTAAGTTTCTTTCTTAAAACCGACGGAAGAAAACCCGGGATGAAGAGTCTAAAAACATCCCGGGAAAAAAAAGAAGGTAACTTATCTACTCTCTAATATAAAGTGCCTGAAAAGTACTCTACCTTAACAGGCACTTTAAGAGAGGATGATAAAAAGACGAAGATAAATATCTCCATCATTTGTTTGTTCTCTTTTTTTATAAGTTTTTATCTTATTGATTTGATTTCCCACCTATATTTATTCCAGTTATATCCATCAAGATGAATAACAGCAGTACCTCTATTATAGGGAGATATTGATGTAAAAGTAGCTACTCTTGTTGTCACCCATTTATTACCATTATAAAAATTAAGAGTTATTCTACATATTACAATTGGTCTTGATGTTCCATTATAAAATACAACTCTATATGTATTATCATAAACATTTTGTATTTTTAAATCAAAAGTTGCTGCCTCCGAATCTATTACATTAAAACTAAATACTAAACTAAATACTAACATTAAAACTATGATTAATCTTTTCATCTTTCAATCTCCTCTCTTTATTAAATTTATTTTTATGATATATCACTACCAAACACTTCTTTAGCAGCAGTTACAAAACTAGAGAATATTTCTAATTTTTTATATATGTCATCAATATCTTTCTCAAGATCACACATTAGCCCAAATATATCTTCAGTGTCAAATTTATTGTTATCAAGAGAAGTTATAGAATCCCTTAATCTATCTATATTTAATTTGATCTTTTCTTGTATCATTTTATTTGTCCTCCAACCCGTTAATAATAAAATCTTCTATAAAATTATGATATTCTACATCATAAGGATAAGACATATCAAAATATTTATCTTCTAATCCACAATTAGGACATACACCTCCGTTCCCTTTAGCACGTATTCCTTTATCTAATCTTTTCTTAAATGTATGACCACAATTCCAACAAATATATCTTATTTTATATGTGTCCATTATGACATCCTCCTTATCCTATCTTCTAACCAAAATCTTATAAACTCACTCATTTCTTTATTATTATCATCAGCTAGTTTTTTTATATCATTATACATTTTATCAGTAACTAGAAATGTTATCATTCTATCAAATTTCTTTTTACGAGACATAAAATAATCCTCCTTAAAATTTGTATTTATAATTGTTTGTTCCAAAATATATGGTAAACGACTGTGTAATAACTTATAAAACGTTTAAATTTGTGAGTTGGATACTAGTAACATCTTAATTTAAGAACAAAACAATAATACGAGAGAGGTATAGTTATAGTCCTCAGTGCAGGAGGTATTCTAAATGCCCATAGATCCTAAAACCCAAAATGAAGATGGAACATGGAGGAAGGGAGTATCCGGTAATCCTGGAGGTAAACACTCAAGAGCAAACTTCACAAAACTACTTGGTGAATTATTTACTGATGAACTTGTAGCTTATATGCTGTTTTGCAAAACACATGGAATTAATACTAATATTGATACTAATTCAGGTATAGTTAAATTAATAGAACATCCAGATGTTAAGAAAAAATTTAGAAAGTATCTAAGAAAAATAAAACCTAATGGTAAATATGATGCAAGAACTGGCCATAATGTATTATCAAATAAAGATCAGTTTGAGATTTTAAAATGGCTGACAGAATTTAAGTATGGTCGTGCAGTACAACAAATTAATAGTGAAATAAGCACTCCAGAAAATAGAAAAATACAAATAGAATTTATTAAACCTGATAGTAATGAGAGTTAAAATACCAGAAGCATTCTCGGAACTATTTATACCCAAAACATATAAAGTATACTATGGCGGTAGAGATGGTGCCAAGTCATATACCTTTGCTCAAGCACTATTACTCAAAGGGGCAGAAAAGAAAATGAAGATATTATGTGTAAGAGAGTATATGTCTTCAATAAAAGATTCAGTTAAGTCAACGTTAGATGAAATGATTGATATAATGGATATGGGATATTTCTATAAGTCTACTAATAATTCAATCACAGGTATTAATGGAACCGAGTTTATATTTGCAGGTATTAAACTGAATGTTAATAATATAAAGTCTACTAATAATGTGGACGTATGTTGGGTTGAAGAAGCCAACACATTATCCGTCTTATCATGGGACATATTACTACCTACAATAAGAAAAGAAGGTAGTGAAGTTTGGGTATCATTTAATCCATATGAAGTAAAAGATCCAGTATGGCAAATGTGGATTAAAAATAAAATGCCAAACTCTATTGTTAAGAAAGTAACTTTTAGAGACAACCCCTTCTCCAGTCAAAAGTCAAAGAATGATAGAGCGTATGATAAGAAGCATGACCCAGATAAATACCAACATAAATGGGAAGGCAACCCATTAACAATAAGCGATGCAGTTATATTCAAGAATAAATTTAAGATAGATAGATTCGAAGCACCTAAAGATAGTGTCTTTTATTTGGGATTAGATCTAGGTTTTTCAGTTGACCCTCTGGCATTTTTAAGATGTTATCTAGATAATGACAAAAGACTATTATATATAGATAAGGCAGGGTCATCAACTGGAGTTGAAATAGATGACCATCCAGCATTCCTAGAATCAATTATACCTGATTGTAAGAAGTGGATGATAACTGCTGATTCAGCTCGACCTGAGATTATATCATATCTTAAAGGAAAAGGATTTAGAGTAAGAGCATCCAAGAAAGGTGCTGGTAGTATAATTGAAGGGATTGAATTTATAAAGAATTATACAACTATAATTCATGAGTCATTGAAGGGAGTAATTCACGAGTTTTCAACATATCAATATAAGGTAGATAGGATGAGTGGGGAGATTACTCCTTTAGTGGAAGATAAAAACAATCATTATATAGATGCTTTAAGATATGCAACTGAAAAGTTAAGAAGAAAACAATCATATAGCGTTCAAGTATAACGGAGACTAATTAATGGATAATTATAAATTATCAGAAACAGGCCTGTGGACCAAAGAGTCAAACACAGATCAAGTAGTAGAGAAGGGATTCGAAGAACTTTATGCTGTAGTTGGAAATAGAATGGAGACATATAGTACAGAGAAGCAAGATCCGTTTTCTACTAACTATGTAATTAACAGAGCAATATCCCTCCTTGCACAAAATGTGGCACAAGTTCCTTTAGATATATACAAGGGTGAGGATCCATTACCACCAGAAAATGAAATGTATAATATGTTCATTCGACCCAACCCTTATATGTCTAACTTTGAACTGTGGGAATTGACAATGATCTATCTATATAATTATGGAGAGTCATTCTGGTATATCAATAATAATGAATATGGGAAGATACAAGATATATATGTGCTTAATCCTAAGTTCATGAAACATGAGAAAGATAAGGCGACTGGTCAAATAGGTAGTTGGATATTCAATTATAAAATTCCTATGAGTGTCGATGAAGTTATATTTTTTAAACTTCCCAATACAAAAGGATTAAGAGGACTGTCACCTATTGATACAGTCATCATGGAATATGCTGCTGATGCGGATGCTGCCAAATATAATAAAAAGTTCTTTGAAAACTTTGCCAGAGTTAGTGGTTATCTAAAGAATGATAAGGCATCTGAAATATCACCAGCTGAATTAAAGAAAGCAGTTATTGATTGGAACAATTCTCATAGAGGTATTAATAATGTTGGTAAGATAGCTGGATTGCCTGCTGGTATGGACTATGTGGATACTGCAATGTCTCAAAAGGATATGGAATATTTGGAAGGACGTAAAGATATACGAGATAGAATCCTAGTTACATTGGGTGTTAATAAAACAGCTATGGGAATATCAGATGACGTTAATAGAGCAAATGCTAAAGAGGGTATGCGTCAGATATGGACACTAACTCTTAAACCACAGTTGATTAGAATACAAGAAAAGTTGAATGCTGAATTATTCCTACAATATTTACCAGGATATAAATGTAAATTCAATCTAAGTCAAATAGAAGAGTTGAAGGGTGATCTTAAAACTACGCTTGAATCAGCACAGAATTTATTACATCTTGGTTATACAAGAAATGAAATAAATGACAGACTATCTTTGGATATGAAATATTCAAACGATGACGAAGATTTAATTCCTATTAACTTAGTACCTCGTGGGATGTCATTAGATGATGAACCTAAATCTACAAAAGATGTTGGTGATATTGAAACAAAGAGTATAGAACTTAAGGTTTCAAGAGCAAATAAAAAATATAGACAGTTGTATTTAAGAAGAGTTAAGGTAGTTGATAAATTATTCTACTCGAAAATTAAGAGATTCTTTTATGAACAAGGCAAAACTGTATTAGCGGTCATTAGGAATTCTAAGAATATGAACACCCAACAGTACGGAATACTTAATGATTTGATAAAAATATGGGATAAAGAGAACAAAACGCTAAAGAAATATACTAAACCAATTTATAATGAGGCCTATAAAGTAGGTATTAAATTAGTTAAGGATAGATTAGGAAAGAGTTATAAAGATATAGATCTACCTGATATGATTGATAGTACTATTATTAATAGTCGGCTATCTAAGATAACAGATATAAATAATACAGTATGGAATCAGATTAAGATTGAGATATTTGATAGTGCAAATGAAGGTGAGACATTAGCTCAACTAACTAAACGTATTAAGAATGTATATAACTTTGCAGGGAAGAGAGCCAAAACAATCGCAAGGACAGAGACAGCGAGTATGGTATCTCAAACTACAATGAAAGAATATGAAAAAGAGGGAGTTAGTAAGAAGACTTGGGTAGGTGGAACCAGACCTCAACATGCTGCTGTAGATGGCGAAACTATAGATATGGATCAAACTTTTTCAAATGGTTTAGAATACCCAGGCGATCCTGGTGGGGATCCTGGAAACATAATAAATTGTCGTTGTGCGGTAGCGCCTTATATTGAATAACAACATCTCCAATTGATACATTGGAAGGATGACTAAAGATCAAATACAAAGACATAGGAGCAAGAGTAATGAAGACAAAAATAGTAAAGTATACAACAACTAAGGCAAAGGTTGTTGATAAGAGAGTATTAAGATTTATTGGAAGTGATCAAAAAACAGATCGTGATGGTGATAAAATTATGACATCTGGTTGGAATCTTAAAAATTATAAAGATAATCCTGTAATATTATTTGGTCATGATTATACTGGTTCCCCAGTTGCTCGAGCAAAGAAAGTGTGGGTAGATAGTGAAAAGAAAAATTTAATGTTTGATGTGGAATTTCCAGAAGCTGACGTTTCATCTGTTGGTGATTCGTTATATAAACTTTATAAAGCAGGATATATGAAAGCCGTTTCGGTAGGTTTTGTCCCTAATATTGATAAGATTGAATATCCAAACCGCAAAAAAGGAAGTAATCAACCATGGAGAATATTTAATGAACAGGAATTACTTGAACTATCATTAGTTAGCATCCCCGCCAATCCAAGAGCTGTACTGACATCTAAATCAGTTAGAAAAGCAATTGATGAAAATATAATTGATGAACTTGAACTTAATGAATTATTAGATTGTTTTCTTGATAAAAATAAGAAAGCAGATGATGTAGAGAAAACAATGCCAATAGAGAAGAATGAAGATGGATCGTTAAAAGTTGTAGAAGACAACTACACCGAAGAAAAACAAGAACAAATAAATAAGACCGAGGTAGATAGTGATCTTGTTAAAGAAATTAATAAAATAAAAGATGAACTTAATCTTTTAAAAGATATTGTTAGTGTGAAGAACACTGACAAGGTTTCTTATATAGATAAATTATTTGATGAAACTTATGACGAGTTTGTGGCATCGAAAGATACCAATACAGACTCTAACTCAAAAGAGAAGTCAGTTGATGATCTATGTGAGGAAATATTGACAGAGGTAAATAAAGATGGACAAAGTTAAAGAACTTGCCGGACTAGTCGCTGAGGAATTGGGACTAAAAGGCGTAAAAGAAGTACAAGAAGCACAAAAAAAGAACGATGAAGAAATTACTAAATTGAAAGAAAATAATGCTGAGTTAAAAGCTACAATCGAAAAAGCAGAAGGAAAGAAAGTAGATCTTACTGTACCAGGAAAAAATACTAAAAAAACTTTTATTTATAAAGGTTATGATGTTAAAAGACAATGTATGAAACTAGCATTGCCGCCTATGGATGTAGAAAGACGTGAAGGACATGCTAAGTTTGTTATTGATATGTTTCATTCTAAAGCTCTTACAGAATCAAACACTGGACAACATTTGGTGCCGGTAGAATATGAAGACGACGTATTGGCATTAGCCACATTAAGTTCAGTAGCACTTCAGGATGCAAGAATTATAACTGTAGGAACTAATTCATTTAAGTATCCTGCATTGCTAGCGAGACCGAGTGTAGATCATCAAGCATTTGGAACAGCTAATACTAATAGTGAACAAACATATAAAATGCTTACATTTACTATCGACAAGAGAATTGGTGATTATCAAGAAATTTATAATGACCTCCTAGAAGATAGTGTGTTTGATATTACATCTCATAGTATGAATTTGATTGCTGAAGCTATTGGTCAAGAAGTTGATAGTCAAGTATTCAACGGAACTGAGTTTACTACTTATCTATTAGGTTCAGCTGGTAAAACTATTGATTGTACTGGTGCTGATATTAATGTTATTACTTATGATAATTTAGTTGATGCAGTTTATGGTGCTGAAATTGAAAGAGCCATTAATCCTAAATGGTATTTTCATAAGAACGTTATGGCAGCTGTAATGAAGTTGAAAGATACTACAGGTGATCCTATTTTCCAAAGAAATATTGCTGGAGCTCCTAATGGAACTATTCTTGGATATCCAGTGAGATTAGTAAGCGCTATGCCGTCAGCTCCTGCAGCTACGGAAGAGTTTGCAATCTTTGGAGACTTAAAGTATTATGTTATTGCTCAACGTCAGGGCATGATATTCCAGGTCAACCCATATGTTAAGATGAAAGAAGGCGTGACCCAATTCATCGGGTATGCTCGTTATGATGGAAATGTTGGCGCAAGCTCAGCTTTCTCAGAACTTGAGATGATAGCTTAAGATAAATTAAATTAAAAGTGATATAGTTAATGGGAGTGATCAATCTGGGTCACTCCCTTATTTTCAAGAACAAATAAACAATAGGGTGTTAGCCACAGTAATGGGGTATGCTCATTCATACCCCGCCCTAAAATAAACCTAATGAGAGGTATTAGATGATAATTTACAAGGCAACAAACTTGTTAAACGGAAAGAGTTATATTGGACAAACAATAGGCCCATTGAAATATAGAATAAGAGAGCATTTACATGATTCAAAAAAACCAAAATTTTATTTTCATAAAGCTATAAATGTATATGGATCTGAAAATTTCAAATGGGAAGTTATAGATACAACTGATAGTAGAGAAAAGTTAAATCAATTAGAAGTATTCTATATTGGATATTATGATACATTTGGAAAGAATGGTTATAATCTTACAACAGGCGGAGATAGTAATTATACATGGAACCCTCCAGAAGGTTGGAGTGAGAAAATGAGTAATGTTATGTTGGATTATTTCAAAGAAAATCCGAAAACGAAACCATCTTGGTCTAAGGGACTTACTAAAGAAACAGATAAAAGAATAAAGAGAATAAGCAGTAATTTAAAAGGCAAGAAACGAAAACCATTTACAAAGAAAACTAGAAGAAGAATGACTGAGGCGAAAAAAGGTGGGATTCTTTCTGAAGAACATAAAGCAAATATTAGAAAATCATGTAAAGATATAAATAAAGGAATAAAACGACCAGACATGACCGGTGATAATAATCCTGCTAAAGATAAAGATATTAGAAAAAAGATAAGTGAAGGAGTTAAAAAAGCGTGGATTAAAAGAAAGAAACGATCTTAACAGAGACTTTTTATAGTTCCAGGAATTGACATTTAATCAATAATACTAACAACTATATTTATTACTCTGTTTTGTACAAATATATACAAGAGATTGTATATATTAATACAAGAAATTGTACAAATATATACAAAGGAGAGATGGGATGATAGACAAAAGATTAAAATTTATTGATAACACTAAGTATGTGTGGGAATGTTTGGCATGCTCACGCAGAGTAATTTCAGAAACACAACCTACCAAATGCGTATGTGGTCAAACAAAATATGTAATTAATCAAAACTACGTAGTAACTAAATAGGAGTATTATAATGGCAGCATACGATCTTGTTACATTAGACGAAGTAAAAGACTTTTATGGTAAGTTTGGTTCCACATCTCAGGACGATGACTTACTTGAAGATATTATAACCCGCATATCAACTCTAATCGAGTCATATATAAATAAAAATATAAAATCCAGAAAATATACAGAGTATTATGATGGGATCGGTGTGTCAAATTTAGTTACAAATCAAAGTCCTATTATTTCAGTTGATTCAATATATTCAGATACTACATGGGTATGGCCAAGTGATAGTACAATAGGTGTAGATGATTATAGAATACATGAAAATAAAACCCACGTTGTATTCTTAACTACATTGAGTAAAGGATCTCAAAATATTAAAATTATATATACAGCCGGTTATGATACTGTACCTGAAGATATTAAACAGGCATGTATTACTGAAGTTGTAAGAACACATAAAAATAGACAGGAAGTAGATGTATTATCAAAGACATTAAGTGATGGTTCAGTTACTTATTCAGCTAAAGAACTATTACTTCAAACTAAGATGATATTAAATAAGTATAAACGAATTGGTGTAGTATAATGATTGATGTTCAGTTTAAGTTTGATAAAACAGATCTTGAATATCTTAAATCTATGCCGAAGAGATGGAGTCGTGGTCTAATAAAAGGGCTTAAACGAGCAGCTCTATATGCAGAAGGAGAATCAAAGAAAGGATTTGATTCTTGTGGGTCTGGTCCACCTAATCCTCCACCAGGACCTTTAAAAGTACGAACAGGACATTTAAGAAGGAGTATTAGGTCAGGTGTTGAAATTAGATCATTAATTGCATGGATAGGTACGGATGTAATATATGGCAAGGTTCATGAAGAAACAGGAGTAGGAAAAGCTAAATTATTAAGGCCATTTCTACGTCCAGCTATAGAAGATAATCGTGATAAAATAGCTAATTTAATTCGAGATAGTATATTGAAGGAGTATCCATAATGGCAGATAGAAATACAATTTTAAATGATCTTAAAAATGATCTTGAAAAGAATATTAAACCCAGTGTGTCTCCGTATCAAACTTCAATAGCAGAAGTTAAACGTGGAATATATAAATTTGATACTATTGTAAATAAACCGTGTGTTTGTTTTTCAGTTGAAGATGATAAGGCGGAACATGAAATGTTTGATAGTGCTGGATCAAATCAAGTTAGATTTTTACATATTTATTTATATGGATATTTGGATAATGATGGAATGAATAAGTATGATAATATTCACCAGTTAGTAACTGATGTGGAATACTTCTTAGATAATGATTTCACATATAGTAGTAATACATACATTGGTGATATTGGAGTAGTTGAGGGTGGGGCATCTGCTCCATGTAGCTTCTTCGATATGGAAGTGATGGTTATATATGAAAAAAATAATTAATAGCAGAAGATAACAAAGAATAAATAAAAGAAGAAATCATTAATAAAACATTATCAAATAAAAAAACAAATAGATAATAATATAATGTTACAATTTATGTAACAAAATAGGAGTATAAACAATGAGTGTATACACAGGCAAATCAGCAAAATGTGTGTTAGGAAGTCATACTATTCTAAAGATGGTTGATTATAGTTTAACTATTGAATCACCATTGCTTGAAGAAGCAACATTTGGGGACTCTTGGTCGGTAGTTGCAGGTCAGGGCATAAAGGCTGCAGGTGGATCATTGAGTGGTCTATTAGATCCAGATGATTCAACAGGTCAAATAGTAATTGAGAGTGCTGTTTTAAATGGAACAAAGATTACTAATTTTAAATTATATACAGATGATACAACTTATTGGTCATCTGATATAGGTAGTGATGCTGATGCTGGAGTTTATTTTACAAACTTTGCAGTAACAGCAACAGCAAATGACATTATAAAAATTTCTGTTGACTTTAGATTTCATGGTGCAGTTCATAAATCATAACAGTTAAAAGGAGTTTTTAAAATGAAAATAAATAAATCATTAATAGAAGCTAAATGGATCGAGTTCAAAGAAGCTAAGGGTGTATCGTTTAAGATAAGACCTTTTCCTGTATCTCATAACGTTATAAGAACATCAATTGCTAAGAATGATCAAGTAGAATCGTTTTTCAAGATATTTGATTACTGTGTTGTAGATTGGAAGGGTATTAATGGTGAAGATGACAAACCATTAGAATGCAACACTGAAAATAAGAAATTTTTATTTGATTATTCTGAAAGTATTATGATGTTTGTTATAAATAAATCAGCTGAAGATAAAGATAAGATTATTGAAAAAAAAACCTAGTAGATTACTTCACGTGGGTATATGATAAAAATAAAGTATCCTGTGAGCAGTGTATTAAGATAAGCAGTAATAGAAAAAATCCATCTGATAGAATCCCCGATTGTAAGAAGTGTGGATATGTAGAAATACTTCCAGATAATTATTATGTATTTGGTTTAATAGAAAAATATTCAACTATGTTATTGAAAGAAGATTCTATTCAAGCAGATGCTATAAAACTTGTTCTTGATATTGAAGATGTCCCAAATGAACACAGAAAAGATATAACCCAGAAGATAGTAGTATCACTCCAAGCAGCAATTCAATCAATGAGGAAAAAAGACTAATGCCTAAAGATGTAAAAGTAAATATTGTAGCTAAGGATAAAGGTAGTAAGGTTGTTAAGAAATTCAGCGATAATACAACTTCAGCCCTTAAAAAGATAGCTGGTCCTGTAGCTCTTGGTGCTGTTGTTGCTGGTTTTGCTAAATTAATGAATGATACAGTTAAACTTGGTGATAAATTTCATAAGTTAAATTTAAAACTTGGTGTATCAGTAGAAACTTTATCTAAAATGGAGCACATTGCTAACTTATCTGGTGTATCATTTACTATTGTTACTGGTTCAATTGAAAGAATGCAACGTAGAATAGGTCTTGCTACAAGAGGTTTAGGTGCAGCTAAGAAAGCATTTGAAGAACTAAATATAGATGTAGAAGCATTATCAAAATTAGACCCTGAAGAACAATTTTTAAGATTAGCAGAAGCAACACAGAAAATTGAAAATCCTGTAAAAAGAGCAGCTATTCAAATGGAAATATTTGGCATGACAGCAGCTGAATTGAATAAAATGTTACCTGGTTTAAGAAATAATTTAAGTGAAACTGCTGCTTCAGTAACAACTGAACAAGCAAATAATTTTGCCAAATATACAGATAATATGGAGAAATTAAGAGCTTCATTAGAAACTCTTAAAGTAACTGTATTTGCACAATTAGTTCAAACATTAAATGATGCTGATTGGGATGCATTTGCTGAAGGTATAAGAAAAATATCAAAAGAAATGGCAGATTTATCAGCAAAAATTTATTATTATACTAAAGCCTTTTTAATTGCTTTAGATCCAAGTAAAACAACATATAAAAGATTAAAAGATTTGGTTGAATTAAGAAAAGAATATAATAAATATCTTCTTGGTCCACCTGAAAAATATATTGATGAAGAATCCGCTAAACGAGGTCCCAGTTATAAAGGATATATTCCATCTGGGGGTGAAGACACTACAACAGATAAAAATCCATATGAATCTGAATTTGAAAAGAACAAAGATGCTTTAAGAGCAATGCATGCTTATGAACTACAAATGAAAGATGAACATCATATAGCATTAGCACAAAAAGATAGTGATGCATGGATGAATAATCTCAATGATCAAAATGAATACAATCAAAAAAGAATTGAATTAATTCAATCTGTAACAGATAAAGAAAAAAAAATAGAAGATAAAGCAGCAGCAGATGCAGCTAATATTGCGAAAAAGAAGTTTCAAACACAACAACAGTTTTTAGGTCAAATGGGTAATTTATTTGGTGATTTTGGTTCTATGTTAGATAGAATTGGTTCTGATAGTGAAGAAAATGAAAAGAAAACATTTAAGTTAAAGAAAGCAATGTCAATAGCAGAAGCAACAGTTAAAACTTATAAGGCTGCTAATGATGCACTAGCTGAATATTCAGGACCAGCAGGAATAGCAATGGCTGCAATTATTACTGCTACGGGTTTAGCAAATGTAGCTACTATAGCAAAGACAGAACCTAAATATGCTAAAGGTGGTGTATTCACAAATAGTATTGTTTCTAAACCAACATCATTTCAACAAGGTCTTATGGGTGAAGCAGGACCAGAAGCAATCCTTCCTCTATCTAAAACATCATCTGGTGAACTCGGAGTTAAGGCACAGGGTAGTGGACAACAACCAACACAAATCAATTATAATATAATGGCAATGGATAGTAAATCATTTGTCGATTTTGTCAGACAGAACCCAAGTGCAGTTACAACAGTAATGAATGAACAAATGCAACGAGGAAACTCTGCTCTTAATGCAAATATTAGGAGGGTATCAAGATAATGGCGTTATTCCCAAACTATACAACTATAAATTATGGTAATCCAGTTGTTGAAGAGATGCAATATAAAACTCTTTTCAGTAACTTTGATGATCTGGGTCAAGAACGTAGAAAACGTAAATGGTTATATCCTAAAAGATTAATAACCCTCCAGTATAATAATATTAGTAAAACAGATGCAAGAACTATATTTCAATTTTATATGGATAGATATGGTGCTTATGAAGCATTTACATTCTTTAAATATGAGGTTGAAACATTTACAGGAGAATATATAGGAACTGGAGATGGTTCAACAACATTATATAATCTACCATGTAAGAATTCAACTGCAAGAACTGTATATGTTGATAATATAGCACAAGTAGTTGGTCCAGATAGTACAACAGGAGATTATACTTATTCTGCTCTTGGTGGAACCGATGGTTGTGATGAAATAAATTTTAATGCTGCTCCAACAGCAGGAGAAAGAATAACATTAGATTTTTCAGGTAATTTAAAAATAAGATGTAGATTTAAAGAAGACAATATGTCTTTTGATACTTTTTATAATAAGTTTAAAACATTCGGGATTTCTCTCATGGGATTGCTTAATGAATAATAACTTATGTGAGTGTGGATGTGGAAATAATACTAAAATACAGTTTGAAGAATACACAGGAGATATAAATGGCAAGAAATTTAAATCAAACTTTAATAGATGAGTTAGCAGGATTAGAAATGTTTCCATTCTTCTGTTTAGTTTTTACAGATGGAGTTAATACATATAAATATACTACTCTTGATGTTCCTATAACTCTAACAGGTGATCCATCTGGCACATTTACATCAAGAGGATTTGAATTTGAAAGTATTAACTACACACTATCAAATGTAATGGATGACTGTACAATAAGATTAGATAATCTCGATCAAGTTTTAACATCTATATTTGTAGGAGGTCAGGTTGAAGAAAAAACAGCATCTGTATATTTAGGATTAATGAATACAGCATCAGATGCAACGAGTGAAGTGTTGGGAACTGTTCTTGTGTTTACTGGTGAAGTCGATTCATTTGAATTAGATGAAACAGAAGTAAGATTGGTGATTGGAAGTATTTTTACAAGATGGGGGCATCAGACATTCAATAAAAACTCTTCTTCTTGCAGATGGAAAGTATTTAAAGGAACCAGATGTGGTTATAGTGGTGTTGAAAATCTTTGTGATAGAAGTTATACAAGATGTTTAACTTTAGGAAATACTGCAAACTTTGGTGGATTTAGATGGTTACCAAGTATTGAAAATAAAAAGATTTGGTGGGGCCCAACCCCGAGCGAACGACAGAGTGAGGGATAAAAATGCCAAAAGGTATTTATAAAAGAACAAAACCAGCTTGGAATAAAGGTAAAAAGCATCCACAGCTTACTGGTGAAAATATTAATTGGAGGAAGTCTGTGTTTAAAAGAGATAATTATACATGTCAAATATGTGATAATGGGTGCAGAGAATTAAACGCTCATCATATATATTCATGGCAAGATTTTCCTTCTTTAAGATATGAAGAATGGAATGGTTCAACATTATGTAAAACTTGTCATAATTGGGTTCACTCTAGTAAAAATATAAATCAAATATATATGGAAAATAATTAACTATGAAAAAATTACCATATAATATAACAGATAAATATACAGGAATAAACTTTAATCCAGAAGGTATATCAAAAGAAGAAGGTTTTAATTGTCTTTCTATGGCATTAGATTTCTGTAAAGAAGAATTAGATTTAGATTATGAATTTGATAAGAATATAATTGGTGATATAAGTTGGAATAATGTGGTAAATTTATTTCGTGAAAATCCTAAAGAAGTTTTTAAGGAAGTAGAAAAACATTTTCTTAATTATTGTGAAATTATACCACCTCACCAAATGAAAAAAGGTGATGTTTTATCAGTAGATTTTGGTGATAATATAAAAGTTCCATGTGTATTTGTGGGTAATAATAAAATATTAGTAACAACACAAAAAGGTGTTAAAGTATTAAGTTTAAAAAGTAAGAAAATAATTGATGTTTATAGACTTAAAGAATCTAAAAAAATTATAACAAAGGTTGTTTATAAATTAGGTGATAACCCAGAAGATTTTGAATTATTAGAAGAAGATAGTTATTTATATGATGGTGATATAGTTAAGTGTGACCCAGGAACATGGATTGCTTTTATTGGATTAATCATTTCTTTAATTACTGCTATATGGGCGTACTTTAATCAACCAGATATACCAGATACACCACAAGAAGAAGAAAGAGGATTACAATTAAATACTCGGTCAACCAAAGAACCTCTTAAAGTAATATATGGATTACAAAGAGTTGGTGGTAATGATGTTTATATTTCCACAATGGGTTATCATAATAAAGAATTATATATTATTCAAAACTTAGGCGAAGGTGAATGTGAGGGTATATATCAATTAGATGATGTAGATCAAATACTTATAGATGATAAACCTTATACTGATTTTGGAGCAACTGTTGATTATCAATTTTATTCAGGATCATCAACTCAAACATATGATACTGATTTAAATACAGCAGATTCAAATTGGACGGATAATCAAAGATTTACTTCTTATATTAGATGGAAGTTTACTTGGGATGAAGATCAATATAGAGGTATCCCAAGTAGAATATTAGATTTTAAAGGTAAAAAAGTAGATGATTTTAGAGATTCTACTGCTGTTATTGAATGGACACAAAATGCTGTTTTATGTTTATATGATTATTTTACAGATGAAGAATATGGTCTTGATGTTGATTCTAATTATATTGACGAAACAAGCTGGACAACAGCAGCAAATTATTTTGATAGTAAAGGATGGTTATTTAATTATGTTGTCCAAGGTAGTAAAAATTCTTGGTCAATTGTACAAGATATGATGAAACATTTTAGGGGTTCTATATCTTGGTTTGATGGAAAATACTATCTTTTAATTGCTGATATAAATGAAGAATCCTCTGTAATGACAATAGAAGATAAACATATAGTTCAAGATGGTGAAGGTAGAGCACAAATAAGATTAGTACAGCCAAATAGATTTGATAAACCAAAAGGACTTCGTGCTACTTTTAATAATAAAGATAAAGATTATACAAGCGATGATGTTCTTGTTGGTGAAGAAGGTGGTGTTGTTGAAAATATATCAATAATGGGGTATACAGATAAAGAAACTGTTGGTAATTTAGCAACATATCAATTAGAAAGATTAAAACTAAATAGAAGTATTTCAGGAACATTTAGAGATGATTGTTTAGAATTAGCACCACATGATTTAGTAACTTTAAATTCAACTGCACTTGCAATTAGTGACCAAGCAATGAGAGTTGTTTCAACTTCTTTTGCTGGTAATGGATTAATCAATCTTTCACTACAATATGAAAGTTATGATTTATATGATGATGACTATGATGCTGATATAGAAGGAATTTACACTTGTGATTTACCTGACCCAAATACTGTTGTTAATATACAAAATCCTCAAATGACAGAAGAAACATATTACTACAGATTAAGAACTTTTAGTAGATTAAATATTACATTTACTGTGTCCGAAAATGAACCTTGGTTTAGTCATGTTGAAGTATGGCAAGCAATGATTATTGATGGTGATCCTATTCCAGATCAAGCTGATTATGTACATCAATTTAATACTACAAATAATTTTAATATAGATCCAGTAGAGCAAGGGCAAGAATATTATATTGTTTTAATTCCTGTAAGTATATATGGAGTTAAAGAAACATTTAATAATGCTCCAAAATTATCAAGTTTAATTGTTGGTAATTCAGATGCACCAGAAAGTTTATCATATTTATCTGTTATACCAAGTAGTAATTCATTAACCCTATTTTCAGATAAATTAACTGACCCTGATATTGAAGTATATGAATTTAGATTAGGTGGAACATGGAATACTGGTGTTTTTTTATCAGCTAAAAGAAGTCCACAAGAATCATTAGCTAATGTTAAGCCAGGAGAACATAGTTTTTCAGCAGAAACCAAAGGAACTAATGGAATATATGGAATTGACCCTGAGTTAGCTTCCGCTACTATATCATTACCTATTGGATGGTCATTATCTAATACATTTGTTCCTGATGCTAATTATCAAGTATTTATTCCATTAGCAAATAATATTACAGGTATTACTAAAGCAAATCCGGGTGTTGTATCTTCTGTGGCTCACGGTTTAGCTGTTGGAGATAATGTGTATTTTCAAGGTTTAACTCAAATGATAGAACTTAATACAACAGTTAAAGGTGTTACTGCTGTTGGAAGTGCTGATACTTTTTCCATCAATGACACATCAGGATATATATCACCAGAAACATCAGGTGGTGCTTGTGGTTGGGAAACTGATGTAAAAGATAATGTGGAAAAAATAACCTATGATTCAGAAGCATATTTAAAATGTTCACACACAGCTGGTGTTTTAACAGGTTCATTTATTTCACCATCATATGATACAGGTGTTGCTGCTCAAGAATACTATGTTTATTTAGATGCTTCAATTGTTGTGGTTGGTGAAGGTGATGGTTGGGATGATGTTTTACCATCAGAAACAACATGGAATGATATAAATATAACAAGTAGAAATTGGAATGAAATAGTTGATGTAGAGGAAGCACCAAAAGTAAATATAACTATACTTTATAGAGAATTTACTACTGATAGTTGGTCTGAACTGAAAAACGCTGAAATATTATCAGGTATTATAACAGGGAGATATTTTAAAGTTAAAATAGAGATTGAAGACCCATCAACAGAAATACATGCTTATGTAGAAAATTATTCATTAAAACTACATACTAAAATATAAGGAAAATCAATGGCACAAAACTATACAATAAATTGTATTACACCAACTGGTACTGTAAAAACAGAATTACAGAGTATGGAGAATAACTTTGAATGTTTACGTTCAATGTTTTCTGGAAGTACTTCAATATCACTACCAACAAATGTTGCCGGTATGCCTTGGTTTGATACTACCACAAAAGGTTTGAGAATTCGTAATAATGCTAATAGTGCATGGATGGGGGTATTTCTTGCTGAATTATCAACTAAAGTGTGGATGTATTCTAATACAGAAGAAGATGGATGGTCAATAGATACCGCTGTGGGTGATAGATTATTGGCATTAAAAACAATTACTGGTGGATTAGATTATGATATTGATGGTGGTAATGAATCTGGAACATGGACAATGCCGGGTTGTACATTATCTATATCACAAATACCTGCTCATACACATGGTGAAGCTGGGGAACATATACATGGTGTAAGTGTTTATGCTTCTAATACTTATACTGCATATGCTGCATATTCAAAAGGAACCAATACACATACTCAATCAGTATTAATGAATAGTGGAGTCCATACACATGATTCAGATGGACTTTCTCAATCACATAATCATGGAAATAATTGGAGACCTTATGCAGCAGTGGGGACAAGACAGCATATGAAGGGAATTATATAATATGGCACAAAACTATAAAATTAATTCATATCAATCATCACATATTGGTAATACTGATTTACAAAATATGGAGAATAACTTTGAATGCTTACGTTCAATGATGTCAGGGAGTGATGCTCCCGCTAATGCTATTCCTGGTATGCCATGGTTTGATACTACAAATAAATTATTGAAAATACGAAACTCGTTGAATTCTAAATGGCTTGGTGTTATGTATGGTAACTCAAATACTAAATTATGGGTTTATGCTAATTCAGCGGGAGATGGTTGGATATTAGACCCTTCACCACCAACAGATGTAGTTTTAGTACTAAAAGGTGGGTCAACATATACCACTGGTGGTTCTGTTGCAGGAACATGGACAATGCCGGGTTGTACATTATCTTTATCACAAATACCTGCTCATGACCACGGGGCATCATCAGACCATACACATACTATGGATTGTTATTATAATGTTGGTAGCGGTCAAACAACTTCAAGAGGATTTAATAGTTATTCACAAGGTGGGTATCACATAACAGATTCACAGGGGAATCATACACATAATGCTTATGGTAAATCAAGTAATGATGCACATAGTCATGGTGGAACAACATATAGATTAAAAGCAGCAGTGGGGACTTTGCAATATCCTAACTTATAAGAGGTAATAAATGGCACAAAATTATACAATTAATTCATATATAACTACTAATGAGGGGTACCTAGACCTTGAAAAATTTGAAAATAACTTTGAATGTTTACGTTCAATGTTTTCTGGAAGTACTTCAATACCACTACCAACAAATGTTGCCGGTATGCCTTGGTTTGATACTACAAAGAAAATATTAAAGATAAGAAATGTTGCTAATGATAATTGGTTAGGTGTTATGTATGGAAATACTAATACCAAGATATGGATTTTTGAAGAAATTGCGAGAAATGGTTGGAAAATTGATACTACTGTTTATGATGTAGTTTTAGCACTAAAGGGTGGTTCAAATGATTACAATGTTTCGGGGGGAACACAAGCTGGAACGTGGACAACATCAAACCATACTTTAGTTGAAGATGAAATACCTACTCATGACCACGGTGAAACAGGAGCACATACACACGCTATATTAGTAACTACTGGTGGTAGTTATCATTATGGGACAACATCTCAAACCTCTGCTGGTCATGTAACTAAAAATACAAACATAGGAGGGGCACATACACATGCATCTGTTGGTAGTAATTCATCACATAATCATGGTTTATCATGGAGACCATTAGCGAGTGTTGGAACATTACAACATCCAGATATATAAAAAAGGGGAAGATAAAAATGACCAAAGAAGAAATTAAACAAATAGTATCAGAAGCAATACAAGAAGCATTAACAATTGAAGTAACAATGACTAAAAAAACCAAAGAAGAAATTAAACAAATAGTATCAGAAGCAATACAAGAAGCATTAACAATTGAAGTTACTTATGAAAAACGAAGGGATGAAAAAACAGGAATGCCATTAGCAACACCTGAATTAAAAAAAGAAAAAGAATATTTACCTATATGGTGGATACGTTATTTACCACATTATGAAGCAAGTAATAGAGGTATACAAGAAACACAGGACAAACAATCAAATACAATATTAAAATTAACTGAAGAATTAAAAGATTTAAAACAAGGAATGGCTGCTATTGCTAATATAATGATACAAGCTGAAAAATCAATTAAAATATTATCCGAAAAAGCAGTTGAAGTAAAACAAATTAAACAAGAGGACATATTAACAATTGAAAATAATGATATATAATCATGATATGATAAAAAAAATATCGTCTATTGGTAGTGTTACGGTTGATTCTTTACCTAAAGGTGTTGGTTTGGAAAGATTAAGATGGAATGGTAAAGAGATAATTGATTTAACCGAATTAACATCCATATGGATTGAATATATAAGCGGTATGTTCAGATTGCATTGTATTAAAGTTCCTAACTCACAATTAGTTAAGATGCAATATAAAGATCGTAAAAAGTTATGGAATGACAACGGTGTATA